AATGATAATAAAAGCAGGAGGCCATTGTGTTTACAATGGCGCCCTGTTTCTTTATATTTTTGATCGCTTTCATGCTCAGAAAGCGATTGTCATTCCACAGTAGCTCAGCGGTAGAGCAATCGGATGTTAACCGATCGGTCGCAGGTTCGAACCCTGCCTGTGGAGCCACACACTGCTTCCATAGCTCAGCAGGTAGAGCACTTCCATGGTAAGGAAGGGGTCACCAGTTCAAGTCTGGTTGGAAGCTCTCTTAAAAAACGTGATAACAGCGGGGTTTATCGGGTATCCGGTATCCCGCTGTTTTTCATTTTTAGGCCTTGTTTTATATATTCGCAGCCCATATCGCAGCCCAAACATTAAGTTAATGCGTTTTTTTCTGCTTTTTTCTCAATTCTTCAAGTTCATCAAAAACATCCGCCGACTCCTCAATATCATCATCATAGACATGGGCATATAAATTCATTGTTGTTGTTATATCATGATGTCCGAGTATTTTCTGAACGGTTTTCATCTTTACACCCTGACTCAACCAGAAAGTCGCAGCCGAATGACGGAGATCGTGAAATCCGATGTTTTTTATCCCCGTGCGTTTCACAAATCGTTTCCACATTTGAGAGACGGTGTGTGGTGCGTATGGCGTACCGTCCGGATGGCTAAATAAAAGAAAATGTTTGTTGCCTTCATCATCATTATATCCAACCCATTTATCGCCGATTGCGTTCCGCTCTTTCCATCTCAGTTTTCGATATTCAGTTAACTTATCGACAAGAAATTGTGAAAAAATCACAACGCGCTCAGAATCGCTTTTGACCGCTTTTAACCGGCGCCTGTTTGCCTTCGTCTCCTGAAGCGAGTGCCAAACATGTGCCCTACGATTTTTATAATTGATATCTTGATCGATGTCTAATCCAAGTACTTCTCCACGCCGAAGGCCGCCTGTTAGAGCAATTAATATCATTAGTTGATGCATAATTGGTATTTTTTCGATAGTGTCTAGAAGAATGTCAATTTCTTTTTCGTTTAAGACTTCTTTTTCTCTTCTTTTAATTTTGGGCTTTTTAACAGCACGCGAAGGGTCCTGCTTGATGACTTCCCACTCTTTAGCCTTTCTGAAGACACTGCGTATTGCTCGATGTCGCATTTCCAGGGCATACGGACCAACTCCATTACGTTTTTCCTGATTCATATATTGAACAATGTCATATGTTCCGATCTTTGCCAATCTTGCTTTTTGGAAAAAAGGTGTTATACTGGCGTCTAATTCATAGCAATAATTTTCAAATGTATTCGGATCCAAGTCTATTCTTCCGTATTCTTTTTTCCATCGCTCAACGAAAGATGAGAATTTAATATTTTGATCAATTTTACGACTATCATCGAGAAGCTCCGCTTCAAATTGGGACAGCATTCTTTTGGCAGTTCGACTGTTTCTAGCCTCAACTGTTTTATATCGTCTGTCTCGCCGACCAGTTGGCAGATATCCAAGATCTACGATTAGTTGAAACTTCCCATTTCCTTTATCAACTATACGGGACATATTTATACCACCTCTTCAAAAAGTTATTCAAACAAACGTTTATTGAATACCATCACCTGGACAATATCAGCAACTTGTACCACAAATTGGTCTATGTAGTCGTAGGAGCCGGCTACGCGTCCTTTAACAGTCAGCAGATTGATTCCAAATTGGCTTTCTGCCTCGCCTGATACAAGATCACCAAGCTCAACTGTACATCGATTCATATCGTCGTCCAGATCGCCTACAAAGCCCTTGCCAAAGGTAGATGTATCCACATATAGCGTTGTGTGCTGATCGTTGATTAATCCACGATCAAAGTCAACTAAGAGCCACACAGGGCGTTTAGAGCCATCTGGATTGAATTCGTAAATTAATGTATTCAAATGTACTTCACTCCTGTTTGTTTGGACAATTGTCTCATGATGCGTTTCGTCTCGTCGGTACAGTTTTCCAGAGTAAACGGTCTGAAAACTGGCTTGTATGTTTCCAACTGCCGCTTCTGCTCCCAGTATGTCTTCTCCCGGATATCATCAATCCGCTTTTTAGCCAGCTCCACTGAGACATTAAATTCATTAATAATGCTATGGACTGTGTATCCACGATCAAAATCAATCATATGGAAGGGGATAGCTGCGTACAGCGCAAAGAGGTTGGCGTCCCATTCTTGGGACTCTCGATAGAGTTTTGGCATGCTCAGCTGGTCTCCGGAATCTCTGATCACATGTCCTAACTCATGGAAGAATTGATCTCTGAATCCTGTGCCATATGTATTGCTATTTTCCATAATAAACATGTTCCCACGAGCGTCTCGATAACTACAGGTGATTCCCGGCCAGACAGAGTAATCAATGCCAAGGGCTCTTGCAACACGATCAGGTTCCAAATCCGACGGGTAAATGATGTCTGCTGATACAAATGTATTGACGACCCACTGTTCAATAAATGTTGGTTTGTAAGGTTTTTTCATGGTAATAGCCCCCAATATGCGAATACATGTTCGATTATAAGGCAAAAATAAAAGCCCGTAAAGGGCCTGCGTGGATAGTATTGTTATAAAACAATTCCTAAAATAAGACTGGACAAAGCAATTAAAACACTCGTTCCTGTTAATACAATACCTATAGTCCAGCGTTTATCCGACTTCCGATCCTTACGTTCATCTTTAAATTTATTATCGATTAGTTTTTCTAATTTCAAATATTGATTTTCAAATTGAAGGCCGATTTCAGTACGGAGACTAGCTAATTCGTTATTTAATTCAGGACGCTTAACATAATCGTCATTGCCGTCCATTCCATCGTCACCTCCAGATGATTTTGCTGTTGCTGTTTCTTCTCTAACTTTATTATAACCGCTTTTTGAATTTAGTCGATATGATTTGTGATTTCGGGCTCGATTATCGCCCATTACAGACACCTTATAATCATATAATTTTGTAACCTTATTATCATTTTCCATGGTTTTTAGTTTCCTCCACAGAAAAATAAAATTGTTCCGAGTCCTCATCAGAACTATTTCGATCTTTGACAAACGCCTTCAAATTATAAATACCTGATTTTTTAAAAGATATTGGCGGACATTTTACTGATATGACACTACTGATCTTTCTTACCTTTGAAATATCAATAGAATTTCCAATATTTATCCCATTTAACGCGCCTTGAAAAACCTCCTTTTTGTCTGGATCATTAATAGTTATTGTTACATCGTAGGTGCTTTCTTTACGGGCATCGAGAATTGTTAAAACAGCAAACATAGAATAGGAGGATGGCAATGATTTAAAATTCATTTGTCCGGCCAAGTTAATGGTCGCTGTATCTTTTCCATCATTGATAAATTTTTCAGAAAGAAAAACCGTACCAAGTTTCAAATTGTTCATCCCCAAATTTTAGATATTCGGAAGCTGTTTTTTCTTTGCGTCAAATTCTTCCTTTACGATTGCTCATGTCCGTAGGTAGAAGGACAATATGTACGCCGCCGAAGCGGCAAATGATTATTTCAAATGACAAAATGCGTATGCTTCGTTTTCCACTTCTCCAGCTTGATAAATACCCACCAGCCATAAATTCCAAGTGTGATCAGTGTGAAAAACCACCACTTAAACCAGTTTCCCCACAACTGAATGGCTGTCCCATCAAATTCCAGACGGCGGCCATTTATCACAGTATGCTTAGCCTTCCAGCTGTAAATCATGGTGAACGAACACGGATAGCAGATACCCAGCGTGAAGACCGTAATCAAAAATCCGAGTATTTTGTATCCGATCCATTGAGCAAGACCGCCATCAAAATAAGATTCGGCGGTAGGTGGGACGGTTGTTCCAGCGGTTGTTGGTACTGTGATTTCGGTCATTGTTCTGCCCCCTTAAAATTATAAATAAATTTTAGCAATTTCAATGAGCTGTTTTTGGTATTTTTCTATATCATCTAAGGTGTCGATCTTGTATGTATGCTGATCGTCATCATGAAGTTGAATCCATTTGTTACTCCCATTTAATTTTAAACGGCAAATCCATTTTCTGATACTGTCGTCTACAATTACATTAAAGTAGCTCATATTGTCTCTGTAAAAGAGACGATCAGGTTCCAATGTTCCATTTAAAAGGAGCTTAACCCGGACATAACCTTCAATTTCTTCGGGCGTCGTCTCAATCATTGGTCCATCTTCTACGGCAGCAGCGACTTCTTTCTCTTCTTCTGCAACCGTTTGCTGATCGCTCTTGGAATTATCTAAAGCGGTCTGTAATTTATCGTTAATCTTCTCATTAATAAATTGATTAATCGTCGTTTTTACAATACCTTTGAATTTGTCGATCACGTTTTGAGTCTTACGTCCATCATAGAATCCGTTCAGAAAGAATACGACAAACTCATCGGATGGGTCTTCTATTTCTTTAGCTAGGATATTTCGAATTTCACTTTTATATCGCAACACAGAGGCAGAATCAAAAATCTTATCGACATCAAATCCAGACTTGCGGAATTTTTTTAATTCGGTGATTCTGCTATCTCTAATATTAAAAAGATCAAAAACGAAGAATGGTTTTTTGTCCATTTTATTACGTTCATCAAGATCGGTATAAAATTTATAAATTTGCCCATTCGTAAGGATTGAAAATTTAGCTGCTGTTGTTCCGAAATAGCGGAAGAGTTGGGAGTCGTGTTTTGAAAGATCGTCGAATATTGGTTTGCATTCAATGAGAATTATAGGTTGCTCATCTTCCATGATCGCATAATCTACTCGTTCGCCTTTTTTAATCCCAACATCAGCCGTAAATTCGGGCTTGAATTCGTTCGGATTAAAAATGTCATAACCTAAAATTTGAAAGAAAGGCATAATTGCACTGGTTTTCGTTGATTCTTCGTTGACGATGGTTTCCTTAATTGATTGAACACGTTTGGAAAGCCCTTTTATCTTTTCGGCAAACTCGTCCATTGAGAATTCCCCCTATGCATATTTATCTGCGTCAGTAGAACTAATATTTATTTAAAATAAATCCCACACCTGTCACGAATAATGAGTAATCTGAGATGCGGGGTCTATTAGCTGTCTTCGTGTTTTCTTTTATTCAGTTGTTGCCTCCTAAATTCAATATACCGCTTCGCTTCCTCAATTTCTTCTGGCGTTGTGTTTTCGAGGTCCCAAAAGAACATTTCGCCTTCCGGTTGCTTTTCGGGATTGCGGATGTCAGAAAGTCCTAATAAATAATCTGAACTTACCTCATAAAATTCGGCAAATTTTGCTATCAAATCCGGATCTGGGTTTGCTTTGCCTGTTTCATATCTTGACAGCTGGAAGTTAGTAATGCCGAATCGTGAAGCAGCTTCTTTTTGGCTTAGGTTTTTAGCTTCTCTAAGTTCTCTTAATCGTACGCCAAGAGTTGGTTTCAATGTGAGAACCTCCATAAAAAATCATCTCCTTAATTTTATCATTTTTGCATTAAATGCTAAAACAAATAGCGATAAATGCTAATTTATTGTTGACGTAGCGAAATATGCAATATATAATAAGAATATGGAATTGCAAATAACGCTACGGGAGGTGATAAAGATGGCAGTTCTAAATCTTGAGAAAATCAGGAATATGAGAAAGAAAAATAAACTTTCTCAAGAAGAACTCGCTGACCTGTTAGGGTTTAAAAGTGTTTATTCCTATAACAGAAAAGAACTTGGTCATGTTAAATTTTCTGCAGATGAGTTACATGTTTTAGCAAGTTTCTACGGTGTCCCTTCAGAATATTTTTTTGATCAAAGTGTAGCGAATAACGCTACGAGCAAAAAAGAAAAGGAAGTGATCTGATGTCATCGATTCAATTAATCGAATCTAAGAAGTTTGGAAATATGATCTGTGATGTTTACAAAAACGAAAAAGACTTTTTCATGACACGCCAGCAGATCGGCGAAGCACTTGAATATTCCGATCCACGTGTTGCAATAGCAAAACTTCATGCGTCGCACAAAGAAAGATTGGACAAGTTTTCGGGTGTTACTGCTACGGTAACCCCCGAAGGTGGAACACAGAAAACTGTGATCTACTCATCAAAGGGAATCTACGAAATTTGTCGCTGGAGCAAGCAACCAAAAGCAGACGAGTTTTATGACTGGGTGTACGACCTTCTTGAGCGTCTCAGAACTGGTCAATCAAAAGTCGTTCCTTTTTCAAAAGATCAGGCGATCATTGAAGCACTTCGTCAGACGGCAAATCTTATGGAGGAAAATCAGTCGATAAAGACTGAACAGCACCAGATTCGGAAACTGATCACTCAGGTCGACGACAAGGTTGAATCGCAGATCACCCTCGATCACGGTGAACAACGTCGGTTGCAGAAAGCGGTCGCCCGACGAGTATACGACTTGGAACCTGATGATCAGGCGCGGCGCTCGAAGCTGTTCCGTGAGATCTACCGGGAGCTGAAAGACCGGTTCGCCGTTGGCAGCTATAAAGACATTCTGCGCCGCGAGTTACAGGACGCGATCCGATACGTCGAAGCGTTCATTCCAAAACGTGTTGCCTGATTAAATCGCACCAAAAGGAGGTGATCCCATTGACTGATCGTATGACTGTCAGAGAATGTGCCGAGTATCTCAGGGTTTGCCCGGACACGATCTATCGTATGTGCCGGTGTCATCAAATTCCGCACCGACGCATTCGGAACCGTATTTTCTTCTCACTTACCACTCTCGAGCGGTGGGAGAAAGAGAACGAGCAAGAAAGCATCGCTAATTAACCTTATGTTTATTGTACTTTGAAAACCAAATATTACCGGTATAGGGAGTGATTAATCAAATGTCATCTGGTAGTGAGTTTAGAAGATTGCGAGGTAATAGAACGCAGCAGCAAATGGCTTTCGATCTCGAGGGAATTTCAAGAGAATCGGTATCCAGTTACGAAACAGGAAGGAATCCAATCCCTAAGGACATTGCTTCAAAAGCCATGAGACAGTTTGATGATCCGCGCTTCGCACTGACGGTAGCCAGCGAGTATACAGACGGCGCGTGGGCACCAGCGCTTGACGGACCTGCAGCAGATCTGTATCGCACATCGGTGCAGACAAAGTGTGTCGAAGAATTTCGAGAAGCCATTGAGGCGCTTCAAAAGGCGGTTCTAAATGTTCAACCGAAGTACTTGGACAATTTCCAGAAGCAAGACATTGAGAAGTCCGGAGAAGAGATCGCAGAAGCGATCACAGCCGCTAATACTTACTTGATGGTTGTTTGCAAGGATTACAAGATATCCTGGCTAAAGATCTGGGCAAGACATAAGGCGAAGCTGATCCATAAAGGTTTCCTACGGATGGTGAAAGGAGGGGATAAGAAATGAATCTTATGACCGATGAGCTAAAAGAACGCGTCACGGAAAAGGATCTACCGATGCTTCAGAAACAAATCAATTGTTTCGAAATGATGCAATGTCGATCTTTGCTGAACCTAGCAAACGGCCGTATTGAAGACGCTCTGGAAAGCGTAGTAGAGGAGCTCAGATGTATCCGGGATATTCAGCGAATGGCCGATCAAGCTCAAATATGGAAAAACACGTATCAGCTGATGGAAGAGCTTCAAGCCATGGGCTACGACATTCAGAGAATCGAGGTGAAAAAGCATGGATGAAGTCATGAATCGAATCGATGAGTTAGAACACATTCGAGTGGTGTCTCGTAAGAATGGCTTTTTCAGAGCGGAAAGATGGGCGCAAGCGGAACTCGCTGTAATGAAAGTGTTCCTGAAAAAAGAAAAAGTCTCCGTTGCCGCGGAGACTCGGTAATTGATCAAACAATTCGATATTTTCATTCTAACAAATTCGAAACGGAGGTTCAATCCTCCGTCCGGCGGAATGGTGCCCGTCGCTGATGATGATAGCCAGTCAGAATAGCCAAATTAAATTTGAAAGGTAGGTGAAAACCCTCTTTTCCCCTGCACAACACAATATGTAGTTTATGCGCCGAATGAGCTTTCTCACTCATGGCGCAGGGCATCTGATATAGATATATCGGCTGTCCTGCGGCGCGTGTGAGCGCCAGAGAGGAGGGAGAAGATGCCAGAATGGAGCAACGAGGCATGTATGGGGTACGTAATGATGGCGGCCCGCAATCTTGGATACAAGGAGATCGAAGTTGATCGTCTGCTTCTGGAAATGAAGCATCATTTTGACACGAAACTTCCTGAAGAGGCGGCCAAGTACTATTGGGAATCTTGAAGGAGGGATTATGGTGAACTTTGATCGATTTAGAGAACCTCAACCAATGAGTAAGAGTGAACTACTCGAAGAACAGGAAGAATTGCTTTTACAACGCGACGAGCTTGAGGAAAAGATAGACGAAATCGATGCTCGCCTGGAAGATATTCAAGATGAAATGTTCGCAATGAAAAAGACCGTCTGGTAAACGGTCTATGGGAAAAGTTTCGCAATGGTTTGTTCAGTCCCATTGTACGGGACTTTTCCTCAGATTTCAATATCGAGGTGATTAACATGTCCATGAACGCTATATCAACCGCAAACATGAGCCGTGCTGACTGGCTCTTGGAACGGACCAAGGGCATTGGCGGAAGCGACAGCGGAATTGTCCTGGGACTGAACAAGTACAAGACGCCGTTCGAGCTGTGGCTTGAGAAAACCGGCCGTGTGCAGCCTGAACAGCAGGATAACGAGGCGATCTACTGGGGAAATCAGATGGAAGATGTCGTTGCCCGGGAATTCGCCAGGCGGACTGGAAAGAAGGTCCACAACGACAATCACATGCACTTTCACTCGGATTATCCATTCATCTTGGCAAACGTCGATCGCCTGCTCTACGGTGAGCCGGCCGTGCTCGAGTGCAAGACGGCATCGGCCTACCTGGCGAAAGAGTGGAAGGACGACGAGGTTCCGGCGCCGTACCTCGTACAGGTGCAGCACTATCTTGGTGTGCTTAACCTGCCGAAAGCGTATATCGCCGCGCTGATTGGTGGCAACCGTTTCGTATGGAAGGAAATTGATCGAGACGATGAACTGATCCAAATGATCTTCGAGGCAGAGGCAAGGTTCTGGAATGATTACGTCGTTGCCGATGTAGCCCCTCCTCTGGATGGCACGAGCGCCGCTGAGAAGTATCTGAAAGAGAAGTACGACCGTGCGGAAAAGGACAAGGAGATCGCCCTGAGCGCAGACAGTAAGGCACTGATCGAGGAATACCTGCAGCGGGAAGAGGAGTTGAAGCCGTTGCTGGATCGGCAGAAGGAGATCAAGAACTTACTCATGGCGCAGATGAAAGATGCCGAACGCGGCGTCGTCGGCGACTACGTCACCAAGTGGTCAAACGTGGCCACGCACCGTGTCGACAGCAAAGCGCTCAAGCAGCGGCATCCGGACGTTTACAAGGACGTGCTGAAGGAATCAACGTACCGCAAATTTTACATCAAGGAGCGAGGATAAATGGCTACTGCGAACAAACTCAAAAATCAACTAGCAAATCAAAAAGCAGCACCGAAGTTGGTTAATGCCCGGCAGCTGGATTTAAAGTCCCTGCTGAGCACGCCAACGCTGAAAAAGAAATTCGAGCAGGTGCTCAATAAGAAGGCACCGCAGTTCATGGCATCACTGCTAAACCTATACAGCGGCGACCCAAACCTGCAGGCAGCCGATCCGTTATCGATCATCTCATCGGCATTGGTTGCCGCGTCGCTCGATCTGCCGGTCGACAAGAATCTAGGTTATGCGTGGATCGTTCCGTTTTACGATCACAAGAAAGGCTACAAAGCAGCACAATTTCAACTCGGCTACAAAGGCTATATTCAGCTGGCGCTACGCAGCGGGCAGTACAAGGCGATGAACGTGATTGATGTCCACGAAGGCGAATTGAAAAAGTGGAATCGGCTAACAGAAGAAATTGAGCTCGATTTGGACGGGGCAGAAAGCGACAAGGTCATTGGCTACTGCGGTTATTTTAAGCTCATTAATGGCTTTGAAAAAACGGTCTACTGGACCAAAGATGAAATCGAAGCTCACCGGATCAAATTTAATAAGGCAAAAGATAAGCAGTCCCTGAACAATGTATGGCGATCAGATTACGACGCCATGGCCAAGAAAACAGTGATTCGGAACTTACTTGGTAAGTGGGGAATTCTTTCCATTGACATGCAGGCGGGGCTTTCAAAAGACATTGATTCTGACATCGAATCAAATGGCGCTCCTGACGTGATTGATGTAGATCCTAAAGAACTGGTTGAAGAGTCAAAGAGTACGGATCAGGAACCAGCTTCAGAGCCTTTAAATAATGATCAGCAAACGCTTGATGATTCTGATCTTCCGGACGACAAGGACCTTCCGTTTTGATTGAATACCCAATCGGTATTCCAGAGTTCATCTGGCACGAGAAGAACTGGAAACAGTACATGAAAAGTTATTTAAACAAGAACTGGCCGGAATTAACGCCAGTTGTGTAAGGAAGGGGGATTGATGATGTCAAAAGATGCTTATTATTTCAGCCATGACAGCAATGCCAGGTATGATCCTAAAATTTTAGCCATGCGTGCTGTCTATGGAATGGAAGGGTATGGCCGGTACTGGTGCTTGATCGAGATTCTCCGAGACGAAGACGGATACAAGCTAGAAAAGACAAAGCATCTGTTTGATGCGTTAGCAATGCAGATGCAATGCGAACGCAATGCGGCACATGAATTTGTAGATGCATGCATTAACGAGTTCGGATTGTTGCGTGAAGATGATGAATACATCTGGTCTGATTCACTGATCAATCGCATGGAAAACAAGGATAAAAAGTCAGAGAAGGCCCGTAAAGCAGCACAGAAGCGTTGGCAAAAATCCAGTAATGACGCGGGTTCGATGCATTCGGAATGCGAACGCAATGCAGACGCAATGCAGACGCATAGCAAACGCAATGCATTAAAGGAAAGGAAAGTAAAGGAAAGTAAAGAAAAAGAAAAGCATGCTACGCGTGCGGGCGCGTGCGAGGCTGCGGCATCTTCAGAACTTGAATCGGAATCTGTAAAGTTCTTCGTACAGAATTTTGGATCAATGAATCCTAACGATGCAGATCTAATCGCCGATTGGGAGATTGCTCTATCCACCGAACTGGTCATCGCCGCAATGAAGCTCGTAATCAGCAAGGGTAGCCGTAGCATCAAATTTATCGACAAGGTATGCAGAGACTGGCAGAAAGCTGGAGTGACAAGCCTTGAAGAAGCGCAGGAACTTGAGCGACGACATTCACCTCATCAGCCCAGGGACGGAAACATCGTCCCTATCGGCAAGAAAAAGCAGGAAGAATACAAGCAGAAATACGGATTCTAGGGGGCTGACCAGTGGATACAGTAGCGAAAGCATCAGGGTTCCGGGCGCCGAAAAGTCGCATGCTTAAAGAGTTTGAATGCCCAGGCTGTGGCGAAAAGGTCCAGCAGACCGAGTTTGTGATCCCATTCGGTCCGCACAAGGGCGATAAATTTATCAAGAACGTCGGCTGCCGGTGTGAGGACATCAAACTAGCAGATCAGGCAATAAAAACCCGCCAGCATGTCATCTGGGAACGGTCCAAAGAAATGTTTGATGCCAACTCGCTGATTAACCGGAGCCTGCAGAAAGCGACGTTTGAAAACTATCAACCGCCAACGCCTGAACTGAAACTAGCAAAAATTAAAATCTATCAATTCGCGCAGAAATTTGATCCGCAAGAGTCCAAGAATCTGCTGCTGAAAGGCTCATACGGAACCGGCAAGAGTCATTTGTCCGTAGCGGCCTTAAAAGTATTGCTGAATCGCGGATATACCTGTTTGTTTCTGTCGGTGCCAAAGCTGCTGACAAAGATTAAAGCGACGTACAGCCACGACACACGGTGGAATGAGGATGACCTGATGGATATTATCCAGCGAGTCGATCTGCTCGTCCTGGACGACGTAGGGACCGAATACACGAACCTGAGAAACGATCAGGACAACTGGACGCAGAGCAAGCTATTTGAACTAATGGATAGCCGGAGCGGCCGGCACACGATCTACACAACAAATTTAGGCAGTGCAGAACTTGAAAAGAAAATCAATTCCCGGAACTTTAGCCGGATGATGGAGGATACAGAGATCATCATCATGGATGGCCCGGATTACCGGAAAAAACAATTTTGAGGTGAGCAAATGAATAAAGCAGAGTACATCATGCCCGGCGTTATCCAAGTGATACCGGATTACAGCACGCCAGTGTGGACGAGAGAACAAAATGAATCCTGGTATTACGAGTTTATGCGAGAGATCGGATGTGAGACTGATGAAATTCATCGACTTATTCAGCGGCATCGGAGGCTTTCGTCTTGCGATGGAAAGAGCCGGTCATGAGTGTGTCGGATACTGTGAAATAGATAAATTCGCACGTAAAAGCTATCAAGCCATTTTCAATACGGAAGGAGAGTGGACGGAACATGACATCCGTAATGCAACAGATGAATCTATTCGAGGAATCGGACGTGTCGACGTTATCTGTGGAGGATTTCCGTGCCAGGCTTTCTCGGTTGCTGGCAAGCGGCAAGGTTTCGCGGATACTCGGGGAACTCTCTTCTTTGAGATTATGCGCTTCGCATCTATTCTCAGACCACGCTATCTATTCTGTGAGAACGTCCCCGGACTCCTCAATCACGAAGGGGGGGATACGTTTGAGACGATCCTCAGAGCGATGGATGAAGTCGGGTATGATGCAGAATGGGATTGTCTTAACTCTAAAGACTTCGGTGTCCCACAGAACAGGGAAAGGGTGTTCCTTATCGGACATCTTAGAGGAGCAAGTACCCGAAAAGTATTTCCTTTCGGAACAAATAAGCAAACGGCTGATGGGATACAGGGACTTTCACGTACGACCAATACACTCACAGCAAGATACGGGGACGCCGCAGGTAACGGATCGTTTATTGCTGAAAGTGAACGGACGGCACAAAGAATAAATGGCGTCGGAAATTTAGACATCAAAGGCGATGACTACATCAAGCGCGTATATGGAACAGATGGAATAAGCCCTGCATTGCCAACGATGCAAGGAGGAAAACAGGAACCTAAGATAGCTGTTCCGGTATTAACTCCTGATCGACCAGAAAAAAGACAGAATGGTCGACGGTTCAAAGAAAATGGTGAACCAATGTTCACATTGACTGGACAAGATAGGCATGGAGTGATGGACGGCAATCACCATATAAGGAAACTAACACCACGTGAATGCTGGAGATTGCAAGGGTTTCCTGATTGGGCATTTGATCGGGCACAGAAAGTTAATTCAGATAGCCAATTGTATAAGCAAGCAGGAAACAGTGTCACGGTCAATGTGATTTATGAGATTGCAAAACGATTATGAGGGAGGATAAGGAACATGCGAGAGATCGGATGTGAGGAGGAGACAGAAGATGATAACAACCATTATTTTAGCACTGCTGGCGTGGCTGGGTTTTAATGGACTGATCGTGTGGTTTTGCTATCAAAAAGGCTGTGAGCTGGAAGAGGACAAGCAGTTAAAACAAGGGACATTTGAGGTGAGCAATCATGATTAAACCGCATATCGTTGCTGGCAAACAGATCAAGAAGGAACTGGCAGACAAAGCCAATGCCCTGAACCTCTCAGAAAGCTGTGTAGACCATCGGATCCGCCGCATGCACTGGACACCAGAAAAGGCCTGTACAACGCCAAGCATGGCGATGGAAAAGAAGAGAGATCAGATTATGCGATCGTGGCTGAGCGAAGACCAGACATATCAGAAAGGAGTAAAACGGTACTTCATGAGCCGCGAAGAGATTGTAGCGAAATACGGGCCACCAGGAAAGGTGATGTATCCGGAACGGCAGAAGAAATACGCTGGAACGCATTGGGGTGATTGAATGGCAGAAGTTGAATTTACGATCTACGGCGAACCGGTCGCACAGGGCCGCCCTCGTTTTGCCCGTCGCGGAAAGTTCACGCAGGCATACGATCCGCCGGACAGCCGGGAGTACAAGAAATACGTCAAGCTGATGGCCAGCCAGAACCGGCCGCATACGCCGATGGAAGGCCCAGTTGAACTGAAGCTATTAATCTATCGTCCGCTGCTAAAGTCAATGAGCAAGAAAAAGAAAGCAGCAGCTGTTGCCGGAACGCTCCGTCCGATTAAGAAGCCAGACGTGGATAATGTGGCAAAGGGCATCATGGACGCCATGACGGGGATCATCTGGGCCGATGACAAGCAAGTCGTAAGCCTGCAGGTATCGAAATTTTATTCGGAGCAACCGAGAGTTGAAGTACAGGTCGTTGAGCTGGACGAGCTGATGGCGACATGACGCGCCGCCGATGGGTATTACTTAGACGCTACGAAAACAAATGGCCGGTGTGGCGCTATGAACCACTGCAGAGGCACGATCTCAAGGCAAGAATCAGGGACGGATGGGAACCGGTGAAGGAGAAGAAATGGTGAGGAATTTGGTTCGATAAAAATAAAAAAATCGGTCGTCTCCGACCGCATCCGATAGGCTTATTTTACCATACCGGAGGCGAACCCGATGCGATTAAAAGAGATAAAGATAAATCCACGCTCAATGCAGTTAAATATTGATATAATTGGAAATAAGGAACCTTTTGCCATTGTGGTATGCGACGGGAAAGCAAGAATGACCAAGCTGCCGGAATTTGGCGAGACAATCATCGTGACGCACCAAGGAAAGGTTAAGCGCGTGAAGTGGGACGAGGGGGAGGAGTTTTGAAAATGGAATTCCAAAAAGAAAGCAATACGAAATAGCCAAGCGGTTGCGAACGTTTCTTTATGACGTTGAAAGCTATGCGGGCTATCATCAAATAAAATAATTATCACTTTCTGTTCTACCAGTCAGCTGGAGGACGTTGAAATGACGGTTTACGCCGTTGTTTCTGCGTCCTCTTTTATTTGCCTTATATATTGACTCAGTAAATAAAAAAGGAGCGATCAAATTGGAGCTTAAAGAAACAGCGGATAAATTCATCGAAGCTATCGGATGCAAGAGTTTTCAGGACATGCCGGCGCGAATCATGAAGGCAGTGATGGGTGGAGAAGCAGAAGTTTATGAGGCGTATTTGAAGTTATGCCCTGATCTCACTGTGGACTGGATGCAAAGAATTTGGCAATTCTATTTAGCGGACCGAGAAGATAAAAAACAGGATTTCACGCCGCCAAGCTTAGCAAAATTGCTTGCAAAACTGACACGGCATAAAGGTGAGAAAGTCGTTTATGACTGCTGTGCCGGATCTGGGGCTTTGACGATCCATAAATGGAACACGAATCATAATTTGAAATTCGTTTGCGAGGAGCTGGACGCGAATGTCATTCCTCTGCTGTTGTTTAATTTGTCAGTCAGAAACATCGAAGCTACAGTAATCAACGGAAACGTGCTCAGCGAGGATCACAAGGCCGTTTACACAGTCAATAAGGGGAAAAGGTTTGGAACAGTAGAAAATAGCGGAGAAGCGAAATTCAAGGCGGATTCATGTATTTCAAATCCGCCGTACAACATTAAATGGGAATGGCCGCTGGTAGGCGAATTTGATCCGAGATTTACCGAAAGTGGACTGCCGCCGAAAAGCAACGCAAACTATGCCTTTGTCCTGCACATGCTCAGTAAATTAAAAAATAACGGCCGCATGGCCGCAATACTTCCAAACGGGTGCTTAACATCGGATCCAGAACAAAACATCAGGGAATATCTTGTATCGAATGGCAAGATGGAATCAGTAATACAACTTCCTAATCGGATGTTTGAATCAACAAGCATTCCCACCTGCATCTTGTCTTTGACCCCGAAAGGCAATGAAAACATATCTATGATTGATGCCCGTGGAAGTGCTGAAAAGGTCATTAGAGAGCAGCGCGGCGGATCGACCGATGCGGATGTGACACACAGAGCGAGAATTTACAAGAAAGAGATCAATGTACTGAAGGACGATGCCGTTAACAAGATAATCGCAACAATTCATAAAAAGAGTGATGAACCGGATTTTTCAAAAACAATTGATGTTGACGATGCAATGATGAATTCCTTTGCCCTAACTCCGAGCCGGTATATTGAGCACGGAAATGAAGAGCCGGAACATCGTCCGTTATCTGAGATTGCAAACGATATCCATCGCCTGAGTGTAAATAAAAATGCTGTCAAACTAACAATCAACGAAACACTGGCCAGGGATTTCGGGATGAGCGAGTTATCCGATCTAATGAAGCAGAACAATGATTTGATTGCTGAAAATAACAAAAATATGAAGCAAATCGGGATCAATCTTAATTTGTCATCTGATCGGTACATCACGACGTCAAAAAGTCGCGTGTTAAAGATAGAGCTTATGGATAAAGAAAAAGTGCCTACGATTTTTAATATCATCATGCTGCTTCTCATACAAAGATACACATTTTTCAATGACGAGGAAGACAAGCTGATGAGAGAACTACGCGATGCCTTGCTTCCTGAACTCATGTCCGGTCGGATTCGCGTTCCCGAGGAGATGGTCAGCGGTGAAAACTAATAATAAAGAATCAGTAGCAGCAGAAGACATCTGCCCATCCTGCATCTGGTACGACAAACAGGGACTGTGCCCATTTGCTCGGTGCGTGAAGCTGAATGGATGGATTACAGAGCAAAGAGCATACGTCTGGAGGCGACATGATGGACAAGCGCGAGATTGCTAAGATACTGCGAGACTATAGCTGGATGATACGGGAGATAGCCAGGCAACGCAAAATCATGGAAAACGATGTCAATCAGTCGATTACAGGTCAGTATGGCATTGACGGGTCATTGCCGCATGGCAAAGGAGACACAAGCGATCCGGTAGCCATTGAAGTGATCCGCAGAGAGAAGAAGTCAAAGTGGATCGCCAAACTGGAGCGTCAGGTTTCCTATGTTCAGGCAAGAATCCATGTGATTGAAAATGAGCGAGAAAAGGCTGTACTGGAGTGCATGCTTGATGGAATGAATATTAGAGCTATCGCCAGGCATATGGGATTGTCTGATAGACATATTTTCCGTCTGAGAGACAGCATTGTGGATCAAATGGCAGACATGTCACACTTTGCAGACAAGTTGAAGGACAATAAATCTGTTTGCTAAACTGGAAGGGAGGTTCGGCGAGGAAAGAAATCTCGGCCAGAGCAGAATACGTTGGCGCCCCTTCGGGGCTTACATACATAGGGCATCCGAGAGGGTGTCCTTTTTCATGCCTAAAAGAAGGTGATCCCATGTATATTCATGTTGGAGACTGGGTCAAGGCAGATTACAACGGGCAGGTCGTTGTTGGCTATGTGACAACTCTGCACCCGGATGATATGACTTGTGTCATCAGCGTGACTCAGTGCGATACGAACAAGAAGCTGAAACGACTCTATTTGAAGTTTCAAGAAATTATCACAGTAAACTTTGTTTCATTTGAGCCAGAAGATGTCGGCGATCTCGTGGATATTGCACTGATTACGGGAGATAAGAAGTGGTTTCACGAGTTGGTTACGAGATTTCAGGCATGGAAAGAGCAAGAGAAAGAGCTGAATACATAGACAATGGAGGTATGGTGATGTGAAATGGCAAAAGGAAAGTACGAGAAGTGGATAACAGAAGAAGGCCTTATAAAGATTCAAGGATGGGCAAGAGATGGACTTTCTAACGAACAGATTGCACATAACATTGGAATCAACCCTGATACGTTATATGCATGGATTAAAAAGTTTCCCGAGATTTCCGAGTCCTTAAAAAAGGGTAAAGAGGTTGTTGACCGAGAAGTCGAGAATGCATTACTGAAATCAGCACTCGGCTTCAAGTTCACCGAGGATGCCGTCACGAACAAAGGCGATGTCGTTGAGGTTGAAAAGTATGAGAAGCCGAATGTTACCGCTCAAATCTTCTGGCTGAAAAACCGGAAGAAAGATGTCTGGAAGGACAAGCAGGAGATTGAGCACAGTGGCGAGATGAACAATCGTATCGACCTATCTGGAGTATCCATCGATGAACTGAGGCGACTCGCCCATGAAGATAACGAGTGAGCAACGCCATGCAATTGCAATCTTAGCCAAGAAAGAATTATGTCGGCGCTCCTACCGGGATTATGTTGAATATGTCCACAGAGGACATTACCAACACTTTAGGCATACAGAATTGATCTGTAAAGAATTGCAGCCCATTGCAGACGGCGAACAACGGTACATCATGATTGAGATGCCGCCAAGGCATAGTAAGTCTATGACGGTAACCGAATCGTTCCCGTCTTTTTTTGTTGCCAAAAACCCGGATAAACATGTAATTGTGGTGTCCTACTCCGATACACTCGCCAGAAAGTTTGGCCGACGCAACCGGGAAAAGGTGGTCGAGTTTGGCAATAATCTGTTCGGAGTTGGTCTCTCACAAGCCAATGCAGCAAGCAATAACTGGTCACTTGAGGGGCACCGTGGAGGCATGCTGGCAACGGGCATCGGCGGCTCTATAACCGGTGAAGGCGCCGATCTTATGATTATTGACGACCCGATTAAGAACATGAAAGAAGCACAGTCCCAATTGATCCGGGATAACATCTGGGATGAATGGGAAGCAACACTGTCAACTCGGTTGCATGATGGTGCTTCAGTTATCGTGATCATGACCAGGTGGCATGAGGATGATTTAATCGGCCGGCTTTTAGCCAGGAGTCCCCGGAATTGGGAACGTCTGCGTCTGCCGGCTATCGCGGAGGATGAGGATGATCTTCTCGGACGGGAAATTGGCGAAGCACTTTGCCCCGAACTCGGGTTTGACGAGCAATGGGCAGAAGAAAAGAAAAGAGAAGTCGGATCCCGAACGTGGGCAGCACTTTATCAGCAAAGGCCATCCCCAGCCGGCGGCGGTATCTTCAAACGTAAATGGTGGAAATTCTACGTACCGGATATTCAGACACGGAACAAGCTGAACCTGGGCGAAGATGTAGCGATTTTGCCGGCGCGGTTTGATGACAATTGTCAATCTTGGGACTGTACTTTCAAAGCAACAGACAAAAGTGACTTTGTTGCCGGCCATGTTTGGGCACGAGAAAAAGCAAACTTCTATTTGCTGGACCGTGAGCATGACCGCCTTGATTTCCCAAACACGATCAGAGCAATAAAGCGCACGTCATCCAAGTGGCCGCAGATCAATGCAAAATACATTGAGGACAAGGCAAATGGCTCAGCTGTCATTCAGTCGCTTCAAAATGAGATTGTGGGTATTATTCCAGTCGAACCCGAGGGCGGGAAGGAAGCCAGGGCGAACGCCGTTTCTCCATTGGTGGAGGCGGGAAACGTCTACCTACCGCATCCGGCATGGCGGCCATGGGTTAATGATCTGATTGAGGAAGCAACAGCTTTCCCAAATGGGGCCCATGATGATGACGTGGACGCTATGACGCAGGCCATCAATCAAATGAATAAACCGAAAGAGTTTACGAGAATAATGCCGCCGATCTTTGGTGGCATATAAGGGGGGTGAGAACAATCAGCATTCTTGATAGTTACCGAGCCTGGCAGAATAAGAGAAATGCAAAAAAATATTTAAACACAGTAAGAGCTGCAATTAATAACCAACTAACCGGTGGACGTGAGACACAGCCGCGATGGTATCGGCAGTTTATGTGGTATGACGGCGTAATCAAACGCAATCACTTGCACCAGCGCCACGTCATGGACACGCTGTCTTTTATCCGCGACATCAGCCCAGACGCATCCATGGCGATCTGGAACTTCCTACGGATCGCGAATAACGGCCATGAGCTTGCGGCTACGGACATGAACGGTAACCCGGACGAAAGCGCATTGGACTACCTGAATGCGCTGGCGGCGCGTGTTGGGAGGCTGTACGGCGGTGGAACCGATCAACTGATCAATGTCATGCTGCTGACCGGATACACACAGGGAGCCATTGCGCTTGAGGTTGAGCTGAATGAGCAGCTGGACGACGTGGTGGACTTCCATCCACTCGATCCGTCTCGTTTGGATTTTCAAGTGGACAAAGAGACGCAGGAAACCAAACTTGTCCAGAAGCAGGTGGACGGCTCATACAAGGAACTCAATCCGAACCAAGTATTCTATCAGCCGTTCGATCCCGATGTCGATGATCCGTATGGCCGGTCGCCAATCCTTCCGGTTTTGCAGATCATCTTTTTTCAGGTAGAAGTGCTTAAGGACCTGAAGCAGGTGGCACATCATCAGGGACATGCGCGATTCGACATTCAGGTGATGGAGGAAGCAATCCTGCAGAACATCCCACCGACAATCGCCGCTCAAGGGAAAGACGCCGTGAAGTCATTCGTCCGAAGCTATGTGAGCGATATTGAGCAATCATTCAAGAAACTCAAGCCGGACGATAACTTCTTTCACACAGACAGCGTCAAAGTGGATATGGCCGGCGGCACGCAAGGAAAGAGCATGGACGGCACCGCACTGATCGACATTATTAATCAACAGGTTACCACAGCACTCAAGCAGCTGCCGATCCTACTCGGGCATAACGATAGCGTGACAGAGACACATGGAACGGTCCAATATCAGATTTTTGTCAACGGCATTAATTCAATTCGGCGTGGCGTCAAGCGGATGCTGGAACGAGCGTACAACCTCGCTTTGCAAGTGCAAGGCAGTCAGAGCACGGCGACGCTGACGTTTAACGAAATTCGCGTCACGGACCGTCAGGTCGATGCACAAGCGGCACAGATGGAGACCAATACGTTGATTACTCAGGTCAAACAAGGGTGGATTGATAACGATGAGGCAAGTAACAAGGCAGTCGGTCATGATGCCGTCGGGGAACCGCAGCAGGCTGATTTATCCGGATTGCTCCGAGACCCTCAGGCGCAAACACGAGCGCAGTCAAAAAAATTACGGACGGCGAAAGGGGGTGATGACTTTGTTAAGTCGCTAGAGGCCGGATATGCGGACGACTTGGCAAAGCTAACCACGAGCGCGTCAGAGGCGTTCTCAGAGCAGTTATCCGATCAACTAGCCACTTATCAAAGTCGTTTGAAAAAGTCCGGCACGCCGCCGACGCGTGTCTTAATGGCATGTGTTCGTGCGGATAAGCCTGACATACCGTCTGAATTTATCCGGTGGGTGAAAGTCCACATACTGAATGATTCAACCAAGAGATTGCGAGAATGGATTGATAAACTGAAAGACTGGATCACGCAAGGGGCGTTCCTATCTGGTAAGGTAACACTTGCCGAATTGACAACGGACATTGATTTCGACAGTATGGATTCACAATTGGTTCGGTGGATTGAAGAACGTTCCACAAGAGACGCTGATCTCATTCAAGGCGTGAGCGATGAAGAAGTGATTAAGACATTGTGGGATGTTGTTTACGAAGGTAAATACTCCATTCCAAAAGCCGTGGAAGCACTCAAACGGTCCTATGGATTCAGCAAGGAACGCGCGAAGGTCATTGCACGTACTGAAATGATTAGTGCCGGTCGTGCTGGTCAATTCCAAGGAGATCACCAATCAGGCATGGTCATTGGCAAGACATGGCATAGCACACATGACAGCCGAACGCGGCATACCCATGTTGAAGCTGACGGCCAGACGGTGCGTTTTGAAGACCCATTTATTGTGGACGGACAAGAGCTAATGTTCCCCGGTGATTCATCACGTGGGGCATCAGCAAAGAATGTCATTCAATGCCGGTGTTTCTATACGAGGATACTTCAAGGTGAGGAAGATAAGCTTGATGAGCTGATGAAAGGGGGGTGATTGAAACGGGTGACAATTTAATCTATATGCCGGTGCGTGTGAATATGGAATCTGAACAATCTGATATGGACAAGATCAATCGACTTGCTGTTGAACCGCTGAAACCCGAAGAGGTGTTCACGTTCAGCGGCATCTGTTCAAATGACAGCATGGATTCTTATTTTACACGAATGGATCCGACGACCACGCTGCAAAACTACGTCAGAGACCTGCAAGGCGGCGTGAGCTTGCAAGATGGGCACGACATCAGGAAAACCCCTTATGGTCGATCCTATGATGCTCAGCTGATCGGAGATGGTCAGACAACGGGCGTACGCGGTTATTGGTATCTCATTCGGGGGTTGCAGCTTAATGGTGATAGCGTGGATAGTTTTATTAAGGCTATTTCCGGCGGTGTCATTCGTGATATGTCCGTTGGTTTCGGAGGACCAGACACGCAACTTATTTGTAACGTAGACGGAAAAGAGCTGTGGGATTCCCCATACTTCCCCGGAGACGAAGATCAAGACGGAAACAGAGTTTTCTATTGGATTAAAAATGCACATCTCAGGGAGGTTTCAACCGTCTACAAAGGGGCGTGCCCGGGTGCCTATATTGATAAGGCGAAGGACATGGTTAGTCAAGGGGAGTTGGAACCGGGAAGAATCGCAATGCTTGAGCACCGCTACCAAGTCCGATTGGACGACGGAAAACGGCGCTTTTATTTTACGCAAAAACAAGGGAGTGATGGAAAAGTGGATGTAATTGAAGAACTGAGAAAAGCCGTTGAAGAAAATAAGGTCGAGAAGGCGCGTGTTTATGCGGTACTGGATGGCACCGGAGAAAAATTCCGTCAGCCGGACGACATTGCACTGAGAAATGAACTTGGCGACAATGCAACGGTCGAAGGTGTGAAGACGCTGAAACGAGAAGCAGAACAAGGCCGTGCGTATGTTGCTGATCTGATCGATCAGGCAGTAGCTAGCCGTGTGAGAGCGCAGGGGCAGGATTTCAAAGCCGATTCCTACAAGCAAATGCTCGTTCGTTCGGCAGATATTGAATTTATTAAGGACGAGATCCGCAGCTATGAAGAACTGGCGAAAAAGAGTCTCAAGCCAGGGCGTAGTACACAGGGGAACGATCCGCATCATCGCGGTCAGGAACCTGAAGATGATGATGTGATTGTATCTGAAAACTTTAAGGAGGCTGAATAATTATGCCATGGATTAAACGAGGCGGCATGCTGCCGGATGATTATGGACTGTCGGTCACGGTCTTTGCAAGTGAAGCAACAGCAGAAGCACCAATCAAAGCAGGTACACCGCTTAAATTCAGCACAGAAGCGCCATATACGGTCGTTAAATGTGCAGACGGTGACAAAGTGCAGCTAGTAGCAAAACATGATGTACGGTCACCAGAGGAGCCGTTAGGGGCATATCTGATTGGTTTCAGTCGGAATCACGTTCTTCCGTACTCCGGAACGCTTGCCGTTGGTGATTCGGTTGTTGCAGATGCTAATGGTGGAGTTAAAAAGTCAGTTGATGGTGGCGGCGCTGCAGTAGCAAATGGAACCTTTGTTGCACAGATCAACGATAATCAAACATGCGAATTTTTTGCATAAGGAGATGGGATGAATGAGAAAAATTAAAAACGCACGCGGTGAAGTCGTTGAATTGAAAACAGGCTCTGCCCTGCAAGAAGAAATGCGATCAATCGCATCAAGCAATAAAAGATTAAAGGTGCTCGCTGATGACCTGTCAAATGGCCATTCATCCGCACTGTTCAAACGCTATTTGGAAAATGAAGGCGTGACGCTGAAAGATGCCATCCGTGCTTTCGGCTACGACGATATTGGTGTTGAGCAAGTGCGTGCTCTGTACTCGAACGACAACACAAAGCCATTGTTCAATACGATTGTTGAAGATGGTATCCGGATTGGTTATGCAAAGCAAGGACGTGCATCACAGCTGATTGCGAAGACGGTCGGCATTGACCAACAGACTTATCAATGGTACTACATCGAAGATCCAGATAAAGATGAACTGGACTTCGCTACGGTTGGACAGGCTGCACCGATTCCGACAGCGATCATCAAACTGGATGGAAGTCATACCATTCAAGTATTTAAACGTGGTGCCGGTGTGGAAATCGCTGATGAAGCGAAAGCTATGAATATTGACCTGCTCGCACTCCATGTACAGCTTCGTGGTCAGCGCCTGGCGCGAACCGATGAATACCGCGCAGTTGATCGTCTGCTTAATGGTTACTTCTCTGATGGAGCAGACGCAGCGCCTACGCTTGGCGTTAAGACAGCTAATCAGCTGAAACTCACCGATGCATGGTATGCGGCGCAATATATGCAGCAGGAATACGGATTCACTCCGAAACTTGCAATCATGAATCTGAAAACAGCTGAAGCATGGGCAGCACAGAAAGAAGATTCTGGGCAATTCATTTTCTTAAATCAGCTGACAAGTGGCAATGTTCCAGACTTCATCAATGCAACGCCGTTTGTTTCGGCTCAGGTACCGGATAATCGGATCATCCTTGTCGATACGGACTTTGCGCTGATCAACTACCAATTCAAGCCGCTATCCGTTGAATCGCAGCGCAACCCTAAGACACAAGTTGAAGGCTCATACGCTACGGTTACGGATGACTATGTACCGTTCCAAAAGAACGCACGTCTGATTCTGACGCTTGATCAAGCACGATAAGGGGGGACATAAAAATGGCAGATAGTAAAGCAAAGACGGCGACCGTTGCGAAAGCGGCAGATACCGCGAAGGTTGTGGCAAAAGCCGATACGAAACAGTCGCCAGCACCGGAAAAAGCAGCAGCACCGGCCGTAAAAAAATATAAGTTGAAAGACCCTACCAAACAATATGCGGAAGGGTCTTTTACTTTAGCCGGAATTCAGGAAAAAGAGTTGCCGAAGTACCCTTCGGCGGAACTTAGAAAACGGATTAAGGCAGGATTTATCGTCGAGGTGAAGTAAGATGTTTGCTACACCAGAAGACATAAGAAACGGCACAGCATTTGCTGAGATAAAGGAGCTCTCGGACGACCAGCTTACGGCGTATATTCAGCGCGCCGGACGCTGGATTTATTATGCGACGGGCGTGGATTACACGGATACGACCGATGAGGGCATTCTGATTGATCTCAAAACGGCGACTGTTAAACTTGTTGACCTACTTTGGTATCAGGATCAGCCAGATGCGGCCGAAGGATCGATTGCCGGTATGCAATCAGAGCGGATCGGCAACTATCAGTACACGGCCATGCAGAAAGCAACGGCACAGTCAGATACAACCGGCATCCCTGAGCTGGACATGCTGCTGAAAGGTCTCACGCCAACCAGAGTTTACGGCGCGGACTTTTTTTCTGTATCAGGGCCGAGCGATCGGAGACGGTTCCGGTGAGTTTTCAAAGGTTACTGATCCACCGATGCACGCTGCATATGCCCGGTGAGCAGACCGGAACGGACGATTATGGCCAGCCAATTTATTCGGATCCGGTTGATATGCCGAATGTGCCTTGCCGCGTTGATCAGGTGCATAAGACAGTTTCGGTCGATCCGAATGGTCAGAACTATATCACGCAATACGTGCTGTTCACAGGACCGGATCAGGCACTGACGAATGACATGACCATAAAGGATTTGAAAGATACAAGTGGCACCGTAGTGCTGCCCGGTGAGTTCTCTCTGCAGGACGCCCAACCGGTCTATGGCCGGGTGCGGCTGCACCACTATGAAGCCACCCTGAAAGGGAGTGAGTGAATGCCCGATGGTATGAAATTTAAGATGAAGATTGATAAGAAGACACTCCGATGGTTTCAAAAAACAGCGCCGCAGAAACTGGCAACCGCAAAGAAAAAAGCGGTGCAGGCTGCCGGCATGGCGTGGGCCGATCGGACGAAAGAGATCACTCGCAATGAGGGACACGTCGATACGGGTCTTTATGTGAACTCGATCGGCTATAAGACGGGCGCACCGGCGACGGATGCAGACGTCGTCCACCGGATCAATGATCGGCATGGCAAAACGACGTTGATCACTGGATCCAACGTTGCTTATGCAAGCTATCTCGAAAAGCGATTTAATATCATGGCCGATGGGCTAGACCAAGCGGCCGATCGTATGAATAAGGTTGCTCAAGAGCAAATCAGACAAGCAATGAGGTGACCGATAGTGATTGATTATGTTGATCCGCTTCCCCCGGTGATCCAGTTTTTAAAGCTGTATTTGCCAAGCCTGCCGGTTTATGGCGAATCGATACCGGCCGGGGCCACGCTACCGGCGCTATTGGTTAAAAACGCTGGCGGTAACGGCTACACGCGTCTGCAGCTTTTGACGCGTGCCGATTCCCAGCTGGAGGCGACTAAAGTGCTCATCGAAGCGATGAATACGCTTGAGCGCTATGCCGGAGAAATACAGGGATTATGGATCACCTGGTGTCAGCATGAGACGGCACCGATCGCTGACCGAGACGAGGACACAGGTAAGCCAGAGGCATGGTGTTATATGGAGTTAGATAATGTTGAAGCCTAAAAGGAGGCAATACAATGGCGCAGTTTCACAGGATAGATAATAGTAACGCGACCGTTTACGGCGGTGCAGGCCGCCTGCTGGTTGCATCAATTGACCAGGCACGGCCGACCAAACTGTCGGACATCATCGACCTTGCCACATTTGATGCAAAACCAGGGTGGCGCGATGTTGGCGCAACGAATGACGGAATCGCGGTATCACGTGGGTTTGATACGGATGACATTGAGGTTGATCAGTCGGTCGAGCCGATCGATCAGGCCTTGACCGGATTTACGAATACAATTTCGACGAATCTTGCCGAATTGACAATTGAGAACCGACAACTTTCGTGGGTCGGGGCACAAATCGAAGATCATGCACCGGTGCTTGGCACTAAAGTAGATGCAGATGGTGCGTTGGCAGCTGGGGCTACCGTCGTCACGGTAGCGGACGTTACCGGATTTAAAGCCGGCGGCTTTATTTATGTTGGCAGCGAGCTTCGCAAAGTCGCGGCGATTGATTCGGATAATAAAAAGCTGACACTGAGTGCACCGCTTACGTCCGCACATGCTGACGGCGAAGACGTGACACCGATTGAAGAGCTAGGTTACAAGACGATCAGCTATGGGGCACCGAGCGAGGTTCCTGCGTTTATGATGGCGCTGCTATCGCTTAAAAAAGACGGCACGCTGTATGGCATTGTCTTTTATAACTGCAAGGTTTCCGGTGACGACAGTGAAACGACATTTGAAAAGGGCCAGCGCCTGCTGCCGTTTCAAGCGAACGCTCATACGGTTGATGACCTACCGGAAGATAGCAACATTATGAAAGAGTTCGAGCAATATCTCGGCGATAGTGATGGCAATTCATCGATCGTGGCACCGACCGGCATTGAATTGAGCGATGGGACAATCGCTGTCGATGCCGGATCCGATGTTCAGGTCAGCGCTACGGTATCTCCAGATGATGCAACAGACAAAACGATTCGCTGGTATTCAAGCGATACGAGTATCTTTACGGTTGACGATGATGGAAAAATTCATGGCGTTGCAGCTGGTACCGCGGCAGTGATTGCCGAATTAGAAGCCGATCCGACCATTCAGGCGGTCGGAATTGTCACAGTAAGCGCCGGGAGCTGATAAATAATGGCAGAAAAAACAGTAGCATCGCTTGATCTCGATAGCCTCGGCACGGTCAAGCTGGATAGCGGTGCCGAGGTACCAATCCCTCGGTTGACCAACCGTCGAGTGATCCAGCTGGCGAAGCTGATTGCTGATGTCGGTGGTGACATCCTAGAAGATCTTGGTGATTTTAGCGAAATGTCCGAAGCGGCGATTGTTTCGGCGGCTCTGTCACTTTTGACGGAGGAACAAATCGCGAAGTTCCTGCATATCGCGCTCGGCATTGACGAAGACAAGGCACTTGACTTCGAATTTGTTGATACGATGCAGATTCTTGAAGCCTTTGCCGAAAAGTCGAACATTAAGAAGGCTTTTACGGCCGTCCAGAACATGGCCAAGATTTTCCGCAAGCAAAACCAGCGCAAGGCCAAAAAAGCGGAGAAATAAGCGGTTCTGGACAAAATTTCAAAGATTTTATCAATGACTTACGTCAGCTCATTCAAGATGCAATTGCGATGATTGAGCGGGTGTCCTCACATTTCCGCTATACCGAAGAATATGTACTCGATCACTCGTTTGAATGGTTGAAGCGAAAATGCCTACAGGCCGACCGTGAGCGGTATGAACGTCGAAAGATGTTGTCCGATGAAACAATGCGCGGAACGGTAGCGGCGATTAGTGCGGCGCTTGGTGGCAAGCACGCCGAAAAGGCATTATTGCCGGAATACGAGGAAGTTACGCAGCAGGAGCATAAGCAGGCCGAGAGCAAAGACGAATGGGTAACCGGTCAATGGTGGAAGCAGAAGCCGCGTAAGTAGGCTTTTTTATTTTGTCTCGGAAGGGGGTGGGAATATGGCAAATACAGTCGGCGGCGCAAACGTGGAAATATCTGTTGATGACCGGAACGCGCGGAAAGGTTTGAAAGGATTTCTATCATACCTGAAAGACGTGTCGAAGATCTCGGCCGGTGTCGCGATCGGGAAAGCAGTATTTACCGGTGTTGCAAAAGCAATTGATGTGGCCGGATCGTCAACGATCGGCGCAAACGCTAATATGGAGCAATATTTAAACACACTGACCGTCGTCATGAAAAGCCATAAAAAAGCCGCTCAAACCTTAGCCTGGGCGAAAGACTTTGCCAATAAAACCCCTTTTGAGACAGATGAAATTGTTGACGCGACGGCTAAACTGTCAAGCTACGGTTTAAATGCTCGCAAGATATTGCCGCAAGTTGGCGACATGTCGGCCGTTATGGGAAAGTCACTGGATCAGGGCGTGGAAGCCGTTGCGGACGCTCAAACCGGAGAATTGGAGCGACTTAAAGAATTTGGCATCACTAAAGATATGATCGTCAAACAGGCCAAGGATATGCGCCTGGGCGTGGTCGTCAATAACCAAGGCCAGATTACCGACCAGAAAAAGTTTAATCAGGCCCTGTTTGCTCTCATGAAAGAGCGCTACTCCGGTGGTATGAAAATGCAGTCGCAAACATGGAAAGGCATGCTGTCCAACATTCGTGGCTTTATGTCAACGGCGATTCAGCAGTTATCCCAGCCGATGTTTGCTAAGATGGAGGCCGGATTGCGGCACATCATGCCTCTGTTCGACGGTCTCACGGCACTAATGAATGGTGATGTGAAAACATTTCACCAATCACTTGTGCAAGTGTTCGGACCGACCGGAGCTGCTTTGCTGATGAAATTTTTTAATCAGGTCAATCAGGCAGCACAGATCGGATCGAAAGCATTTGCATTTGTCCGGCAGGCACTGGCAGCAGTATTTAATCTGCTGATTGGCAATCAGGGCAAGGGCGTGTCTATCCTAAGCAGCCTCGGTTTATCGCCGGCACAGATTGCGTTAGTGACATCGACCATTGCGCTGCTTAAGCAATATATCGTCAATGCCTTTAATGGTATTGTTATTGCGCTCAGAATCGCTGGGCAATTTATTATTCAGGCGTGGAATATCATCTGGCCATACCTGAAGCCTCCGCTCATTGCGATTTTCACGTTTGTTCGATCAATCATTAGCCAAATCGTCGTGTTCTGGCAGCAAAACGGCACGATGATCATGGCCGCAATCCGTAATGTAATGAACGTCATTCTAACGATTTTACGAATTGCCATGCCGGTCATCATGTTTATTGTCAATGGTGTCCTACAGAATGTGATGGGCGTTATTCAGGGCGCACTCAATATCATCATGGGAATCGTCAAGATATTTGCCGGACTGTTTACCGGAAATTGGCGGGCCATGTGGTCCGGCGTCAAGCAACTATTTAGTGGAGCCATATCAGTCATCTGGAATGTCTTCAATCTGCTGTTTGTCGGCCGAATCATGAAAGGCGCTCGGGTGCTTGGCGGCGGTTTGAAAAGCTTTTTCTCCGGCATTTGGTCATTTTTGAAATGGCTGTGGAATAATTCCATCGGCGTCATTTTAAAGATTGTGACAGGGAAATTCGGGCAAATCTACATTGCTTTCATGCGGCCGATTCTTCGCACTCGCAATGCATTAAATGCTTTCTGGTCTTTTGTAAAGTCGCTCTGGAATAATTCTATTGGCCGTGTGATTGGCTTTGTTCGGGGGCATTGGTCGCAAATCACCGGCTTTTTCAGGCATCCACTTGATTCTATGAAAAAATTAGCGGTAGGCGCATGGAATAGCATTGTCAGCGGGGCAAAAGCTCTACCAGGTCGCATAGGAAACGGCATCAAGTCCATGGGGAAGAAAGCCATCAATGGCATCATCTGGCTAAGTAACAAAATGAGTCAAGGCATGGCGGCCGGAATTAATGCAGTCGGTGGGGGACTGAACTGGATTCTCGGCAAGATTGGGATTAAGTGGCATGTGCCAACCTTTAAAGCCACCAAATATGCTTATTATGCGAAAGGCACGAAGGGCGGCCACCCGGGCGGCGATGCCATTATGGGTGATGGCGGCAAACCTGAACCATATATGCTCCCAAATGGTCAAATGGGTGTTAGCCCGGACAAGCCTACGCTCTATCCTGATCTGCCAAAGGGGACCGTCGTTTGGTCGAGCATAAAAAAGATGCTAAATACCTATCCAGGGTACAAAGGCGGCATCGGTGGCTGGTTATCTAGCACGGCAAATGCGGCATGGAACGGTATTAAGAGTGTGGCTGATAAGGCGAAAAATATCGCTGTCGATGTGTGGGACTATGCTACTCATCCATCAAAACTGCTTAATAAGGTGCTTGGCAAAATGGGCTTTAAGATGCCTGACCTGCCGGGGGCATTTGGTAAATTGACGGTCGGAGCTCTGAAAAAAATCAAGGATTCGGCCGTCGGATTTGTCAAAAAGAAGCTGGCGGTGGCTGGAGATCCACCGGGTAAGGGTGTCAAACGCTGGTCATCGACAGTCAAGCGGGCGCTGGCGATGAACAACTTGCCTACATCAGCAAAATATGTCAATGCTTGGTTGAAGCAGATTAAAACCGAGTCCGGTGGCAATCCGAAAGCTGTGCAGCACGGGTATACAGACATTAACACTGTGCATGGCGATCTGGCGAAAGGTCTAGCGCAGACGATCAGTGCCACGTTCAATGCCTATAAATTCCCTGGCCACGGAAATATTTTCAAAGGTTTGGATAATATACTGGCTGCAATCCATTATGCAAAATCACGATATGGCGCAAAAGGGATGCTCGGCGTTATCGGCCATGGTCACGGTTATGCGCGAGGAACAAAACGTCACCCCGGAGGTGATGCTATTCTCGGCGATGCGGGGAAGAAAGAGCCGTTCATGCTGCCGAATGGACTATTCGGACTGAGCCCGGCAATCTCGACGTTGTTTAAGAATTTTCCGAAGGGAGCGCAAGTTTGGCCGTCGATCAAAGCGTTCATGGACGAAATTCCGCACTATGCACAGGGCGTCCATGACGCAGTCAGCCGGTCATTTAATCTGTCCATGCCGAAGTTACAGTTAAGCAGCGGAGGCTCTGGGCTGGCACCGACGGTCAATGTCTATTTTACAGGCGATAATCATTTCGAAGATAATAACGATTTCGATGCGATTTCCGAAAAACTAGCGACCGGAATCCGTCAAAAACTTTATCGAGAGGGGAGCCGATAATCATGCCGCTTCATATCCCTTCTTATCTCAGCCACAATTTCCGAGTCGTTCGGGAAAATGGCGATGAATATGATATGCGAAGCGTCGGCATTCTCGTTAAAAAATTCTATCCAGAATCCCCTTCCCCGGTGCATACGAGAGAAACAATTGAAGGTCGGCCGGGGTTTATTGACATGGGCACTGTGCTCGACGGTCGAACATTACATGCGGAATGTGAGCTCCGATCGGTTGATATACCGGACTTCGCACTCTATCAGGACGAAGTGTTCCGGATTTTCGACAGTCGAGAATATTTCTATTTGATCTGTGATGCGGAACCAGGGAAACGCTGGCATGTCAAGTATGATAGCAAGTTTAATATTGAGCAGAAAGCGCGAGAGGGAACCTTTGCAATAGATTTCATTTCCAATTTGCCATATGCGGAATCGGTCGGCCGCACAGACACCGATCCAATCACGATGGATTCGGATAAATGGCAGTTCGTCGGCGCTGGTTTAACGTTTGAAGAAGATATGATTTATCAGTGGTCGCAGAACAATTTCCGCATCTTCAACGGCGGTGACGAGACGGTCGATCCACGATTTCATGAGCTTTTGATAAAATTTAAGGGCGCCTCAAACGGCTTAACGATCAAGAATTTAACGACGGGTGATTCGTTTAAATTTAATCAGTCAACATCGGCGAGCGATGAACTTGATCTTGACGGCCCGCAGGTGTTGCTGAATGATGAATCGTCTCTCTCTAAGAGCAATAGACAGCTTATCAGATTGGTGCCGGGTTGGAACGATATACAGGTCAGCGGAACTGGCGGAGCATTTATCATCAGCTTCGGGTTCCGCTGGCTTTATTTGTGAGGTGGTAGCATGGACGCTTATGTACGGTCGCTCACGACGGGGCAAGAAGAAATGATCTTGGACGCAGAGATCACACGGAAGAATATCACGAACGGGCAGAAGACGCTCGATGTGACGGCGCGGCAGACAGAACGCGGACAGGCGGCGTTTTCGCTGTTGATGAATGAAAATTATGTGATCTACGGTGACGACGAATACGTGATTAAGAATCTCACGCAATCGACAAAAGGCAGGCGAACGATCAAGACATTTACTGCCGAGCACCGATACTATGAGGACTTAATCAGTATGCACATTTATGACACGCTGACCGGTACCTACTCATTACAGCAGTTGTGCGATTTTGCACTGGCTGGAACTGGCTACAGTGTGCAGATTGACACGACAGGTCTTGATGCATCGGTAGAGGTTGAAAACTTCGGCGATGATAATTCATCCGCTCTATTCCAGAGCGCGATTGAAAAATTTGCCTGCGAATACGAGATTACCGGCAAAGTATTTAAAATTGCGAAAGAATTATCTCGGCATACCGATAACCAATTCCGCTACCTGATGAACGTACAAGATCCGCAGATGCAGATCGACACGACTAACTTATGCACTTATATTCGCGGCTTTGGAAAACAAAATGATGATGGATCATACGTGACGACGGCCGAGTATACAAGCCCGTTGGCGTCGACATATGGGATTAGGCATGCGACACCGGTGCGCGATGAACGGTTTACAATCCATGATGATCTGCTGGCGTACATCAAGGAGCAGCTGACGGATTCAATCCCGATTACGATTACATTGACAGCATTACAACTTGAAAGATTAGGTGTGCAAGATGTGCAAAAGGGAGACTATTGTTGGGTGACACTCGAACCGTTTGGCATTGATCTGGAATTGCGCGTATCTGAGGTTGACGACTATAATACCGGGAAATCTCCGGCCTACACATTTGGGACGTTGCAGAAAAAGGCGGAGGACGTGCTGGCTGGGCTGTCGAAGTCGGCGGCAGCAATGACAGGGCTCGGTAAAAAGGCAAGCGAAGCACTAACGATGGCGAGCGCGTTGAATGTATCGGCCGTCCGGCTCGGCGACGTGGAAGGTGAAATAAATGACTGATGTACGATCTCTTAAAGACAATAAGGGTACGGTGTTTTATCCACGGACTCACGCAAAGGCCGTGGATGGGCTGGCCGAAGCTGTTGGCGAGCAGATCGATTATCCAGTAATATCTGTTGCTGGAAAAACGGGTGATGTGGCACTGGGTAAGTCGGATGTTGGCCTTAGCAATGTGGATAACACAGCTGATGCGGATAAACCGGTTAGTGGGCCGATGCAAACCGCACTCGATAAAAAACAGGATGAGATTCTTGTGTCCCCGAGCGGCAGCAAGTTTTTGTTATCTGTCGACGATGACGGCACTTTGTCCACGACACCATACACGGAAGGAGGAACAGCATAATGCCGAGATATCCATACAGACAAATCGGAGTTAGCTTGAATCGAGATTTTCGCAACGACCAGAACCAGAATTTAAAAGATATTGAGTCTGACATAAAGGAACAAAAGGCCCGGGTGGACGCACAAATATCCAGCGTCGAGCAGCCGTCCGAGGTAGTTGACGCGCGGGTGGATACATCCGGTACGGAACACGCAACATTGAAGGACCGGCTGGATAGCGTTGACCAGAACACTGCGTCGCAGTTGGCGGATTTAGCGCAGTCAAAGACCGACAAAATAACCAGTGATGCTGACCGAGCCTATTTTGAAAATAAATTTGCCTCGATTTTAGACGGATCTCCGGATGGTGTTTTCACCACTCTATCTGATTTACAATCCGCATATCCGGACGGATCACAAGGTTTATATGTTGTTCAGGAAGACGGAAACTGGTACTTCTGGCTCGACGGATCTGGGTGGACAGCAGGTGGATTATATCAAAGTATACGGTTAGCTAACGGAAGTGTAAGTGATGATGCAATCTCCGTTAAGACCAATACTATTTTAAGTTTTGATACAAACGGGAAACTATCGACAGTGTCTGAAACAGACGAGCAAGGAACGACAAGAACATCAACTTTGTCGTATAACGAAATCGGTCAGCTAGTAAATGTACAAGAAACAGGTGGAGATCGATCTATTAATCGAACACTCAACTATAACGATGACGGAGTGCTTGAGTCCGTTACTGCTTCAACGATCAAATAAGGAGGGATATGCGGTGTCGTTTAATGTATCGTATATAGCAAATAGATCAGCATCAGATACACTGATACAAGTAAAATCAATTAATTTTCAAGACAAAGTTCCTAATACAACTACTGATATAATTGGTGCTTTTTTTCATTCTAATAATTTTAATACGGTACCGTCACCCAATGATCCAAGTCCTATTTGGGTGGAGTTACAGACAGTAGATGAATATATACGATTGAATGATAAAAATAGTTATTTTGTGAAAGACAGCACGACAGAATCAGGAAAATTCCCTGCCCATATGGCTAAATATGTCGTCCCTAAAAATGCATCTGGTTTGAAGCTTTCTTATGCCGGATATTGTGAGGGTCCTCAAAACGGGGAATCCGTTTTATGTACAGAGATATACGTCTGGAATCATCAAACCAATGCCTGGGATCAGTTATTGACCGAGGGATCGGAGTATGTGAATGCTTCTATTGATGTAAGCCTGGAATATATTGATCCCTCAAACCGTAGAATTTACTTTTTGATAAAACCAGCTTTTGCGTCCGATTCAATCATTAAATCTGAAGTAAATACAGATTATATAGAATTTTTTTATACGGAAAAAATAAATGATGTAACTGTGGTGAAAAATTGTGATGGGCCTACTTTGTTTACGTTTCACGACAGAAATGCCGTAATAAAAGATGGATATAAGCTTTTGATCGGAGACCGAAAAAAGCTTCTAGTCCAAATATTTGGTTCAGCTACTGAATTCCAGGTAGATTTTTATGGTTTTTTGATATCTGGTGATAAAGTTCCAATTTATGGGATAAATATTAGCGATTTATCTATAGTAAAGAGCACGAATTCGAACGGGATCTATCAATTTGATGTCGAACTATTAACTGGTTTTATCGCGGTGGTTAGTAAAATCGGTAGTGGAAAGATTAGTGTAATGGGAGTGGTAAAATAATGGATATTGCGTCTATGGCACTTATTAACAAAAATAAATATACTAGTTATTTATACAATAATACGCAGGCAGAAAAGCAAATATTTGAGCCACCTAAATTTGTTAAATATCCTGGGAACCCGGTTTTACGTGGTCGAAATATTCCGTGGATTATCAGCCAAAACGCAAAAATATATTTTCCATCCGTAATCAATGCCAAGGAAATTTTTGGAGATGCAGCTTTAGATGTACTGTATCTATATTATTCTACCGACCACGCTACAGGAAATGGCGGAATTGGCTTATCTACTGCTTCACGACCAGAGGGACCATGGACGGATCGAGGAATGATATATCAAGATGCCGAAGAAGGCGGCTATCAGTCGGAAACTCCTTTTGCCGTGTGGAATCCAGAGACTAATCTGCTTCATCTTTATTATCACGATTCCTTTTTCAATGAGACGTATCGGTCACAGGCAACATGTTTAGCTACTTCTCCTGATGGTATCAATTTCACTAGGCATCCAAGTTCACCAATTATAACAGTGCCTGAATACGAATTCCCCGGAGATGGTCATACAGGATATGCTCATGTCTACCGTTTCGGTAGAAAATGGGTTGCTTTTCATCTTATGGGTGGGACTGATAACGCTCATTTTGGAATTTCTTATTCAGATGACGGTATTAATTGGCAAACTGATCCTAGGCCAATTGCTGGACATAACGATTTCTCAGAGGACGGAGTCAATAGAAGACTGGAGTATTCAGCTACATTTCCATTTATTTATAGAGGGGAATTGTGGGGAGCATTCGTAACGAGTCCCTATATATCCGGACCTGCTAACTCTGCTAAACAGATCTATGTTGGACCGATGAAGGATTTTAGACAACCTGTTGAACTTTATCCCGCTGTTAAAACAGGAAGTGTAGGAGAATGGGACAATCAAATGGTTCAGTGGCCCTATTTACTTGAGTTTGATAGTAAATTGTATATGTTTTACGAATCTGAAGACATTGATAGAAAAGGTGCTTTTGGAATCGCCATTGCGGAGGTGAACTAAATTTATGATACGCGATCTTCATGGAAATATTATTCCAATGGGCAAAGTTATAAGAACTCTTAATGAAAATTTTCTAGCAATCAGTGAACTTCCTAATTGGTTAGAAGTATCAGGGAGTACTTCCGGGTATAATTATTCAATTGTAGGGCCTGATATTGATTATGGATATTTACAACTTACAACGCCAACAATTCAGAACAGTGATTGCGTACTGTCTATACTGCCTAGTGGTATAAATATGGATAAAATTAAAGAAATTGTTTTATCAGTTGATGCTTTAGTCTTTGAATCAGCCGATGTTGAGTTTTATTTGGAACTGGTCAATGGAACATATAAAGGCGTGTCGCTAGCATGTGAGAATGGTGGATATACAGATATTCGCATCAGAAAAGCAGATGGCGTTTATAGCATACCCGTCAATTACGACCTGCTTGGGATGAATGGATTTAAACGGAAACGTAATATAACACTACGAATAAGATCAGATAAAAAAATTGTGCTAATGGAAGGAGATAGTGTTTTCTTTGAAAAAACGGTGAATGATGCAGCCATAAATGGGATCTTGTACCCACGAATGGTTATTAAAAACATGTCATCTGATCAATCCCAGTTTTTAAGAATATCTGCGTTATCTCTCTCAATAATACACAATTAACATACTATTCCATAACTAGGATGATATAATATCCTTAAATTGGAATGGGTGGGGATATTATATGCCAGGTCTAAATAGTTCAGGAAGGGTTAAGTATCTAGATGTTGCTAAAGGAATATTAATTATTTTAGTTGTTCTCGGTCACTCTGGCCTTGATCAAGATATTTCAATTGCTCGGGATGTATTTTGGTTTCATATGCCTGCGTTTTTCATTATCAGTGGTTATCTTTTTCATAGCTATACTAATAACTTTGGCAAATGGTCATTAAGAAAAACTAAGAAGTTCATGATACCATATATTGCATATTGTTTATGTATTACTGTCGTTTTGAATTACAATCATCTATTAGAAATACCAAAACAACTATTAAAATTGGCTTATAGTGGGCGAGCTGTTGAATGGGTTTATTGGTTTATACCGTGTTTGCTTTTAACTGAATTGTTGTTCGGAATACTAATTACAAAATTTAAAAATCAGTCTGTTTTTGTGATTCTTTTATTTATGTTCATATTGGCTCAAATCGAATCACAGTTTTATATACCGTTTGATAGCAATTATTTTGATTGGCCTATTTATTACAAGTTTCCTTGGAATATTGATGTAGTATTAATATCTTCAGTTTATTTTGCTTTAGGGTTTTATTCAAGAAACGTTATTAATAAAATTGGACAAAAAATTAATATGTTATGGTTTATTGTTCTTAGTGTCTCATGTTTAGCGCTGATTATATTAAACTACTTTAATATTTTTAATTATTCATTAGATCTGAAATTAAGTCATTATAATCACTTTATTTTAGACCTAGTGATTCCTTATATTTACACAATATGGATTTTGATGCTGAGCAAGTTACTGTCGTCGCTACGTATTTTTAACATTTTAGCTTATGCAGGTTTTTATTCATTACCGATTATGTATTTGCACATACCGGTTAATGTGGCGTTAATGAGTAGATTGGAATATGGATCAGTAGTTTTTATTATTTTCGGCACAATATTACCGCTTATATTTGCTTATATTTGCTCAAAAAGCTCAAAACTTGGCTATTTTTTTCTTGGAATGATGCCGAAAAAATTACCAGAACAATCAATAGAAAAGCATTTGGGATAATTTGGACGCTACTGCGCAATAACTAAATAATTAATTCAGGCCTATTCGGACCCGGTTGGGTCCTATTTTTTATGGGCCGAAGGAGGAACTGGTATGGATGTAGAGAACCGGATCGAAGATCACGAGGAGAGGATCCATCGATTGGAAGACGGACAGAACGATATTCGGCAACGGATAAGCGATCTGTCCGATCAGATCAAAGAAGGGAACAGTAGGAACGATGAAAATAACAAGTTCTTACGCGAACAAAACGGCCAAATGCTCTCAATGCTTGGCGGAATCCAGCAGAAAAAACAAGAGGCGCGCGTCTGGACATGGCAGGCGATCGGAAAAATAGCGGTTACTGTCGGCGGTATTGTCAGCGTGGTGACGATTGTCGTCAACTATATATTCAGCAAATAAGCGTCCTTCTGGGCGCTGTTTTTATACATACCGAAAGGGGGTGAAATCAAAAATGGGAAAATATCATATTAGGAGGCGGAGAGGCTTGAAAAGAATCATTTCCATCGCGTCAGCATTCGTGCTGGCGCTTTCTTTTGCGCTGCCTGCGTCAGCTGCTGGCCAAATCGACTTTTTGGACGTGTCTCATTATCAGTCTGAGTCTGGTCTGCCGCTGTCCGTTTATCAGACAGCCAAGCGTGGCAATATCAACGGTGTGGTTGTCAAAGTCTCTGAGAGCAACGGTTATCGTGATCCGGCCGCTGCAGTAAATATCGCAAATGCTCGCGCAGCCGGTCTCCGGGTATCAGCTTATCATTACGCACGCACAACGAGCGTGTCGGACGCACGATCTGAAGCACGGTGGTTTGACAAAAGTCTGCAGGCAGCCGGGTTTAACAAAAAGAGTGACGGCTATGCGGTTATCGACATTGAGGACCCGAATCTGACGCATAACCGGTCGGCGCTGACCAGCTATGTCAATGCCTTTTTGGACGAAATGAACAAGCTCGGATATGCTCGCACGGATATTTACAGCGGGGCCTACTACTACGGGAATCGACTGATCCCGTCACAGCTAAACAATTCTCGTCCGTGGCTTGCGAGATATAGTACCAGTGGTAGCTCGGTGCTTGATCCCGGCTATAACCGCGGCGCGCACCAGTGGAGCAGCAGTCAGCGGCCGTTCCCGGGATACGGCAATTTTGATGTCAACATTGATTATTCCGGAAAGTACACCGGTTCGGCGTCTAAGGAAGTCGGTAAAGTCGGTAGTGTCAGTCTCGTAAACTATCTCAAGTCAAAAAAGATCAATGCCAGTTTTGCAAACCGGACAAAGTTGGCGGTTAAATACGGCATTGTAATTAAATCGAGTGACTATCACGGCACCGCGGCACAGAACATTGCATTGTTGACCAAATTGCGGACAGGTGCGAAACCGGCGGAGCAGCCGAAGGCCGAGACGAAGAAGCCTTCCTCCGAATCTTCGACTTACACAGTCAGATCGGGCGATACACTCTGGGATATCAGCAGAGACCACGGGACCACGGTCAGCGTAATCAAATCGCTGAACGGCCTGCGCTCTGACCTGATCTTCCCGGGGCAGCGTTTAAAACTGTCCGGATCCAAGTCTGCTGCGAAGTCCAGTTCTTCCGGTACCTATACAGTGCGCCGTGGGGACACGCTCGGGGGTATCGCTCAGCGCCACCATACGACCGTCTCATCGCTCGCAAGGCTGAATCATATCAGCAATCCGAATAAGATTTTTGTCGGCCAGAGGATCAAACTGAGCGGTACGGCGTCAGTATCCAGCCGCAGTTATACTGTCCGTCGTGGAGATACGTTGTGGGAGATTGCAAGGTCAAAAGGGACGACAGTAGGTAAACTAAAGAGCAAAAACAATCTGCGCTCGGATCTTATTTTTCCGGGGCAGAAATTGAAATATTGAGGTGATATCGTGGAAACTTTTATGGAAAACGTCGTCGACCCGGCTGTCGTTACCTTGATTACGGCGCTCGTTGCATACCTGCTTAAAGTCGGTCTGCCGGCGCTCATCGATCTTCTGCTTAAATCTAAAGCAGCAACGCTCGTCAAAGCCGCTGAGAGTTTATTCCCGGATGGTGGCGCTGGTGCCGAAAAGTATCAGTGGGTAGCTGACCAGCTGCAGGCATACGCAAAAAAGTTGCTCACACGAGTTAAAGACGATCGGCTACGCGTCTATATCGAAGCTGCAGTAACTGAGTTGCACGCCGAATTGCCAGCGTCGCTCGGTGCGGCAAAGAAGCAGATCGAGGAGAGCAAGTGACATAAGCTTTACCGCCCGGGTGACCGGGTGTACATAAGTATGCTAAGCGCCCGATACGTCGGGCTCTTTTTTTATAGTGTCAGCATCAACCAAAGAAAAAATCGTTCATGCATTCGATCCATTAATTGGTGCCGAACTTTTCCAAACATATAACGCAAGGCACCAGTAGCCCAAATGACAGCCCAAACAAAATTAAAACAAATATTTTATAGCGGAACACAGTCTAATGATTACTCCAAAATGTAAATTACAATAGGAATAAATATAAAATTGTATATTTCAATATTGCTAACTTCCCACCATGGTAAGGAAGGGGTCAGTTTCACTATCCAGTGACCTCTATAACCCTTGCTACGTAAGGCTTTACGAGCCAGAATGAGCTTTAAGTATAAAGTGGTCAAGCGTAGACCACACAGAGTAACAGCGGAGACCACTTCCCACAGTGAACACAAAAACTGTGAGAAGTGGTTTTTTCGTATGCTCATTCATTTTGCTGTAAAGGATTTTCTCGCTGATAAAGAACTAGAGAATTTATCTAAGAACACGGTCTCGGGTTATGAAATGCTCTTTAAGGACGTTCTGCGGTTTTGCGAAGAAAGAGGGCTAACCCGAATATTAGAACTAACTACGAGGGTGATTAAGAGCTATCTAAGCGAGTGCAAGGAAAAAGGAAATAATTCAGTCACACTCAACACAAAAAGAAGGCAGTTTAGAGCTTGGTTTAATTGGTTAGTTGCTGAGGACGTTCTCGAAGAAAACCCAACAGACAAAATTAAGAAGGCAAAAGAGGATATACGCATTTACGCATTCACTGATGAGGAAGTAAAAGAGATACTTTCTTACTTACGAAGGATGAAACGCAGAGAGGACGCGATCTTTTCAGTGAGGAATTACACAGTATTTCTCACGGTGATAGGAACTAGTATGAGAGCGGGTAAAATGTGCTCTCTCAGATGGCATAATGTAGACCTCATAAGCCGACAAGTAAAAGTCTTTAGCAAAATGCGCGAGGAGCAATCTATACCACTCGACTCAAAGTTATGTAGGGAGCTTGCATACTGGCGCGAATACTGCTTAAAACAGTTTAACGGCTCGCTGTCCGAGTATGTGTTTGTCACTTGCCAGAACATACCACATCTGACTGTAAACGGGTTGAAGTGCTTTTTCAAGATAATGAGGGCACGGAGTTAATGAATTCTTTACGCGATTTAGTATTGAAGTATGAAGATCGAGAAAGTTCCTATGAGTATGATCAAGTGGATGTGCAGTTTCTTGAAGGAATGACGAAAGGGATTGTGGGCTTTAAAATTAGGATCACCAAAATCGAGGCTAAAGCAAAACTGAGCCAGAATCATTCAAGTGAACGTCTCGAACGCGTTATTCGGCAACTAAAACAATCAACGAGTGAAGACAGCAAAAAAATTGCTCAACTTATGAAAGAAGTCTTAGAAAAAAAGCGGAAGTGAATAAGTGAGTTCTATTCGAATTTTATGAACTCATGATTCAAAGGGATCAACAATGACAAGAAAATCCTATTTTTTATTGGCTTTTTATTATGTTCTTATCCATGACCGGTCATGGATTGGTTTTACCAGCCTTGCCCTATTTAGCCAATAGATTAGGGCTTACCTCCTTTCAAATGGGAAGCCTAGTTACTGGTTGGGCATTAGCTCAATTCCTGGTTGTTCCGTTTTGGGGGAGACTCATCGATCGGTTTGGTCGGAAATTTGTCCTGGTTTTTGGGGTGTTAGGCTATGGTCTAGGTTTTTTTTTGATGGTTTTTGCAGGTTCATACGTTCAGCTGTTACTTATTCGAATTATAGGTGCTGTATTATCTGCCGGAACGCAACCAGCCGCTTTTACACTGGTCATTGACACGCATAAAGGAAAAAAACGAAGTTAAGCACTTGCAAACATAGGAGCAGTCAACGGTCTTGGGTTTTTATGTGGTCCTGTGGTAGGTGGAATTTTTTCGCCGCTCGGACTCTATGTTCCTTTTATGGTTGCAGGGTTACTTGGTCTCATCTCTATACCCTTTGCATTTTATTTTTTACACGAGCCTGAGCACAAAATCCAAAAATATAACACAGTTAGTTTTACGAAATCATTAGTGTATATGGCTAAACCAGAGTACAGAAATCCATTAATCATTTCAACTGAATTGGCTATTTCTACTTCAAGTTTGCTTGGTATTCTAGGCTATTTTATGATGAAACGCTTTGCATCTACTGCTGGTGAGATCGGTTTTGCGTTTAGTGCTCAATCACTTGTCACAGTTGGCGTTCAAGCATTTTTAATGAGGCTTCTTTTCTTAAAGATGAATGAAGTTAATATCATTAGGAAGGGGCTTCTTGGTGTTGCTATAGGGTTTTTTATCTCTTGCTTTATCCAATTCGGCTTGGCTGGTGGTTCTATGCTACCTATTGATCGGTGCAGGACATGCAATTGTACGTCCAACCGTTTTATCACTACTCTCGAAACAAGTATCAGTTGGATAAAGCACTGTAATGGGCTTTCAACAATCACTAGAAAGTCTTGGACGGAGTATCGGACCCTTTCTTGCTGGCTTACTTTTTTTAGTTCAACCATCAGTACCTTTTTTCGTCTCATCGAGTATATGTGTTTTCCTTTTTTTGTTTGTCATGTAGAATCATAAAAAAAGAAGGTTCTATGAATTCAGAGAAAAAAGAGGCTGCACTAGTTGATATTATATTTATTGTTTTTTCACTTCTTTTACTTGGTCTTGCCTCAATTGGAATAATGCTTAACGTTTGATAGGGAATACGTAACCATCCTATAAAAGTAGTTAAGATCTGCAGATGGATTTGTCGATAATCAATCTTTTCCTCTTCTAAAAACTCAAAATACAACTTTAAGTGATAAGCTATGATTTCAACTTATTCTCTGCTCTACCTATATTTGAAAGATATTTAATGTATTTCACAACGGGAATAACTGGATCCCCTTCCAAATCGATTAGAATGTATTTCTTTCCTTCTGTTTGCCCAAACTCTATTACCTTCAATTTTTCCCCTCTTTTCGTTAAAAACTTTAAGGACTATAAAAATCAAATCCATATATTAAGTATTTAAGCATAAATAAATAAGCAGTAAGATAACGTAAAGAACGTTAACTACTGCCCATTATTATAGTCTATATAAAATACTGATGATTTCTTTCGGTGTACTGGTGCTCATGCTATATGAGGGGGGCTTCCTTAAAGAAAGGGAGCCGGCAATTTTACCGAGACGGTGGATTTGAAGTGGAAGAAGATTTCGAAAAAGAAATAGATAATAGTTGGCCTGCGTATACGCTGCTTCATAATGCGCAAGGACGGACCATAATAAGAAATATTTTTAACAAAACTTTAATTTCAGATTAGTTCCAAAAAGTTTATAATAAATTATAGATAAACAGAAAGGATGATTAAGGATGAAGAGAAAGGTATCGTATGTCCAACTGATAAAAAGAAACAGGGCAGAAATATTGGACAATAAGGATGAGTTAGACAGGATAGAAACGATGATTGATCAGAGGCGTGTGAAAGCAGGCAAGAAAATCAATAAAAAATGAGTTGAAAAAAGGAGCTCCGGATGTGCGAGCTCCTTTTTCGTGATACGTAAAAAATGGCCGGTTTAGTGAGTAAGGGCGCGTGGACCTGTTTTTGCCTTGGTTAAAAGGCTTCGTCGACTTCCCATGACTCAACAATCTGCCTGGCTGTCCAAGGATTATATCCTTTGCCCATCAGGTACGTAATCGCGGCAACTTGCTGCAGTGCGTGGGGATAAGAGGTGAATTTTGCTTCTTTCAGTCCATACCGAACAATAGGATCAACCGTTTTCAACACCCTGTATTTTAAATGGTGCGGGTTGTGATACGGATTTCGATGAGTAAGATAGGGAACCTGGTAATCGTGATTCATCCAATCACTCCTGATTTATTTTTGAAACAACAGTACTATATGTAGTCATTTGTCATTGTTCAACGGCGGATGCCCAGTAACTCGAAACTCATTAAAATGCGAAAAATAAACGGCCGTTCAACCGGTTTTTATGAATAATCAAAAGGGGACCCGGTAAAGAGTACCCCTTTGAGTAAATATCCGGCAATCTCTAGTAAACGAATGCCGTACCGACGATAATCAGAAGAATGAAGAGGACAACGATCAAAACAAAGTCAAAATCATCTTTTTTCTTGAATGGATCGTGTTTCTTGGAGGGGTCGTCCTTTTTAAAGTCATCTTTTTTAAAAGCGTCATCGAAGCTCAATCGAGTCACCTCCTTTGCTCGTGCTACTGTATTATATGAAAAGGATGGAGCATTGAGTGGATAAACTAAGGAGTGAAGACGCCTTTTTCAATGCAGATAAATTGGGCTGTCTTTATACGCCCGGCTTTCCATTTTGTCTTGTATTGGACAGGAGAGATGAAGTATAATAATAATGAAAGCGCTATCACTATTATAAGGAGTGTGGTGATCATGGCTTTAGCGGTGTTTGGGACTATCGTTGCGATTGCTCCGGTTGTTGGCGCTATCTGGTGGGATCGATATCACACAAAAATGCAGCAAAAAATGCGATAAACGGGACTTTATTTGATTACCGGCTGTTCGGTTCGTAAAAACAGAACATGAGCTTTTAGGAAATATGGGGGATAATCAAAAGCTGTATACACCGCATACGCTCCGTCCCGAGCATAAGCGGGATTAGGGTCCCCTGTCATGTGTGCATTTAAATAAATGTTTGTTTAGCCGACTTGGATTGTCTGAGACGATGTAAAACCCCCATGACTCACACTGTCACGGGGGTTTTACATAACCCTATTCATTATTGGCACTGCTGCTGTCATACTTGTCCGGAATTTAACCGTTCGGAAAGCACTCACCACGTGGTCAGAGTCAGAGAAGAAAGCTTCCGTCAAACGTTTAGCGGCTTATTCTTCGATAAATCGTTCCATCCATTGCTGCATCTTTTTTCTTTCGTCGATATCCGCTTCAACAAGCACGTTAATGTACTTCGTCATCAGTTTTGCTGTCAGACGTTCGGCTTCCTTGCTCTTATGTCCGGATTTTTCCAGACTGCTTTTTACCTTTTGGCTCACAGAGTTAAGATGATTCATCAGATTTTTTTCAGACTGCATGGAGATCCCCACCTTTTTTAATTTGTCTTACATTAAATACGTAGGGAGCAGGGATGAAAAATGGTGAGATAAATCTTAAAAAAATTTAAAAAGATGTGTGAGTGGGGAAATCAGATTTAAAATTTTTTATAAAGGCTCATCTGACGTCTCGGAACAGTAACGCGTAGCAGACCGTAATCCTCAACGACGACAAATTCTTTTCTTCCGTCGGAAACAATATCTCCCTTTTTATAACGCCTTTTTTCACATTCGATTTCACATTCATTCACTTTGTACCAGATCGACTGCGGCCGGTTTATAAAATGAATCAGATGCACTTTGCGTTTGTAGGAGTAAAATATTTGTAGGCAGAAAAATAGCCTTGATTACCAGTTAATGGCAATCGCCGTTAACTGGTAATCAAGGACACCAAGCGGTAGCGCGGTAAGGTCTAGAAAAGATAGCTATGGAAAAGAGGGTGACTCCTT